GCCGAGCCAGCCGAGGACCGACGTGTAGAGGCCCGTGTAGCGGCCGGTGGCGGTCTCGATCGCCTGTTCGACGGTCTCGCCGACGGTGATCTTGGCATCCTCGCCCGCGATGACCTGGGCGTCGGAGCCGTCGGAGTTCGTGCGGATGGCCCAGACCGATGAGCCTGTGGCGGGCGTGCTGCCGCCGGCGTCCAGCACCATCGTGTCATCCGCCTTGTCGTAGCCGGCGTTGTCGGCCAGGCCGACGAATCCGGCGGCGTCGTTGCCGGCGCCGTTGATGATCTGCTTCTCGGCCATGAAAAAGGCCGCCTTCAGGTGACGCTGCACCTCGCGAGAGACGTAGGCCGCGGAGCCCTTCTTGAACGCCAGAGCCAACGCCTTGTCCACGACGCAGGAGCCGTCGAGGATTTTCAGCGTCACCGTGACCAGCTCATCGGCCGATACGGCGTTGAACACGCCGGTGTTGGCCGCGCGGAAGCCGACGACGGGCGCGCCGATTTCCTTGGTGTATTTATGCAGCGTGCCGTTGCTGGCCACGTCGGCGGCCAGGGCCGCCAGCACCGGGGCATCCTGGAGCAGGTCGCTGACCTCGATGTCGGCGAGGTTGTTGTCGTTGATTACCAGCAGGTGTGTCAGGTCAAGAAATGCATCAGCCATGGTTTTTCTCCTGGTAGCCTGTAGCCTGTAGCCTGTTGGGAGGCGAGCCTGTTCGCGGCTCTTTCAGTTTCCAAACTGGCTACCGGCTACCGGCTACTGTTTTTTTGTTTCTCTTTTCCTTGTCGGGGCGGCTACTTGCCGCCGCGAATCTTGATCACGTCCGTGAACTGCTTGCGGCCGCCCGTCTCCGCGGTCGGCTGGAACGCCAGCGGCTTGGTTTCACCTTCACCGGCGGCTGCCAGCCGTTTGCGAAGCTCGGCGTTCTCGGCCGTCAGTGCCTCGGCGTGCCGTTGCTGAGCGGCCTCGAACGAGAGGCCCTCGGCGTACCACTGGCCGCCCCGGGCACCGAAGGCGGCGATGAACCGCCCGCAGGCGGCGGGGCCGCCTTCGATTGCGGATTGCTCCGTCGAATCGCTCGCCGTTGCCGCCGTCTCGCCAGCTTCGGCCTCCGGCTTCGCCTCTTCCTGGCTACCGGCTGCCGGCCCCCGGCTGCCTTCTGCGGCCTCCGGCTTCGCTTCTTCCTGGCTATCCGCCGCGGCGGACTCCTGGGTACCTTCAGCGGCCGCTTCGGCCTGCCCCTGGCTTTCGCCCGTGGTTTCGGCCTCGGCCGTCGTTTCCTCTAGCATCGCTGTCTCCTCGTGGTTTGGTTTCATGCGTGTGCTGGTCAACTGGAGCCCGTGAGCATCCAGAAACTTGGCGACGAATATCTTGACGCGCTCCGGGTGCAGGCCGATGCCGCCCGACAGCGCCACGCACGCGGGGGCCGTCTTCGATAGGCCCAGCGCGTAGCTGAGCACGCCCTCGGCCTCCTGCGCGAACTGTTGCTCGCGGTGGAATAGGCCGTCGGGGTTGGCAGCGGGCTCATCGACCACGTCGCAGCCGCGCAGGGCCGCCAGCCGGGCGTGCGGCAGGTTCCGCGTGTTGTCGGGGTCGGGGCTCACGAAGTCGCTGTTGTCGATGTAGCCGCTGGCCGTCATCCTGCCGCCGTTGGCCAGGATGAACTCGCCCTCGGCCTCATAGTCCGGATCGAACACGATGCTCATGGCGAACGCCTCGGGATCGCTCTCGGCCAGTTCCATCACGTACTGTGCCAGGTCGCCGTCGGGCGTCCGGTGGGCCGCCTGCGAGAAATGCAGATCACCGACCGCTTTGCTTCCCTCGGCGCGGCAGTCTTTAATCCAGCCCAGGAACGTGCCCAGACCGTCGCTGGAAAGGCCCGGATGCGTGAAGCGGGCCTTGACGCCCTTTCCCGAGGAACTGCCGGCGGTGCTCACCGACTCGATGAACTGGCTGTCGATCCACAGATCATGGCCGAGGGCCTCGCCCCGCGTGCAGAGCGATGTGCCGCGGATCAGGCCCGCGCGGAGTTCGCCGCCGGATGGTTCGATGCGGACCTGCTCGGCCGTCGCGGCGGCCAGCCCTTTTGCACCGGCCCGGCGATATCTGGGCCGATCCGCCAGCCGCTCAAGCTTCGCGTGTGCGGGGGCCTTGCCGGCGGCCGCCTTGGCCTGCAATCCACAATCCGCAATCCGCAATCCGCAATTTTTCGGCTCACGCATTGTCATCTCCCTTGGTGATCTGCTCATCCGTGCTCTGCGCGGGCTGGCCGGCCGGGGCGGCGCCCTTGGCCGCAAGCGGCGGCAGGCCGCGATTCACCCGCTCGGCGATGATCCACTTGTCGAAGTCCATCTGCTCGCGGGCGATCTCGTAGGCGTCCTGGCCGGATCGCCGGGCAACGCGGGGAACGTTGTCCAGGTTGCTCTCGATCGCGAGCTGGTCGGCCTTCATGTCGCGGAGTTTGTCAACCCACGGCATGCCGGCCGCGACCCACTCCCACTCGACCTCATCGAGCGTCATTGCACCAGGCAGCACGAGCGAGCCGTCGAGAATCATCAGCCGCAGCCGCCACGCGGTCCACTCATCCAGAAGCTGGATGTTGTCCTCGCGCTTGGAGCGGGCGGAAGTCTCGTACTGTTGGATGTCGGCCTTGCGGCCGTAATAGTTGGCCTTGCTGGTGTCGTAAAACGAGTACGGCAGATCGAGGGACTTTATCGCCAGGTCAGTGCTGAACTGCATCCAGTTGAGCAGTTCGGTCTCCGGCGTGTTGGTTGAGAGGAACTTCGCGTCATCGCCGTCCCGGAGTTCCAGCTTGAAGGGGCCGCTGCCTGGATCGACATCGTACAGGTCCGCGTCCTGGGCGGCCGGCGTGGCATCAGCGCCGCCTTCGCCCGCGGTCTCCCCATCATCATCGCCGCCGCCGGCTCGGCTGGCGGCCCAGCCCTCCTGCTCCTCCATCGCCTTGCGGAAAAACACCAGCCCGAACATCTGCGCGACTTTGGCCTTGGCCATTGCCAGATCGCCGCCCTCGTAAATGTCCTGTAGCGCGTTGAGCGCGGGGGCCAGCGGCGTGATGCCGCGGACCTGGTCGACGCGGTAGGTCGTGTCCCAGAACGCATGATGCCAGACGTTGCGGGCCGGGATGACCCGCTCGAACTCGTAGCCGCCGTCGGCGGTGCGACGGCACACGCAAACGGCCTGCATCCGCCCGCCCGGCGAAACACTAATGCCATGGTTGATCTCGGGGAAGTCCTCTTTGGCCCAACCGCTATCGGCCGGGATGCCGCCCTGCGGCAGCCGCACGCGGTCGCCTTCAATGAGCTGGACGCGGCCGCTGGATATTTTGCCCCAAAACACATCGCCATCCAGCACGCGGCGCGCCTCGGAGATCCGCAGTCCTTTTGCACGACTGAACCGGCCGCCCACGTCAAAATTCTTCCGCAGTCCGGCCTGCCAGATCAGCGATTCCAGAGTGTTGTCAAGCTCATCGATTCCCGTGCGGGCCTGGAACGCGAAGCTGGTCACGTAATCCAAATGGCATCGAACCATCCATGCGGCGGTGCAATAGTTGCGGATCACGTCGCGTGCGGTGCCGACGAGACGTTTGCGGCGGGCCGCGTTCAGGATCGCGTCCTCGCTTCGAGTGTCGTTGCGCGACGGGCGGCGCCGGCCGCGGTCCTCGACCGCGTCATACGTGCCACGGGCGAGCCGGCGGCCATGCCTGCCCGCCAGGGCGCGGCCGACGTTCGTGATGTAGGTCGCCAGCGTCATGCCCGGTCCAGTCTGATACGTGAAACCCGCCCGATCACGCGACGCGCTCGGGCGTATTCCGCACGCCATCGCTTCAATTCCGACAGCCAGTCCTCGACGTACTGGGCGCGCTGGCCGTCGATGTCCATGCTCTTGACGCCGGTGTTTTCGGCGATGAGCAGTTGGAGCCGTTCGATCTGCTCCTGGCAAAATGTCGCGTGCGTCTTGACCGCCATAGTTTGGTACTCTGTAGCCGGTGGCCGGTAGCCGGTTAGGAGGCATCCCGGAGCGCCTTTGGACGTTTCTTCTTCCCAACTGGCCGCCGCCCAAAGAAAAAGCCTCCCCGACTCTGCTAGCAGTCAGAGAGGCTTTTCCTTCGTCTCCGTGGAATCCCGCTGGCCGGCGGGCTTCTTTGGGCGATCTTTCGATTTTCAATCTTTCGGCGGCCGGCAGCCACGCGTCTCTCCGGTCATCAGGCTGTAATGATCGGCCATGCGCCACGCGGGCCGCAAGGCCGCAAAACAGAATTAATGGGGATTCCCCATTAATTTTTTCGGCCCGGCTACGGGTTGAAATCCTCAATGATCGTCTGCCACTGGCCGCAGGCGCGGCACATGGCGCGGGTCCATCGCCTCCGGGTGGTCTTCATGCCATCCTTCTCGGCGTAATGTTCCATCTCCCGCAACACGGTTTTACGCAGCAGGTTTGCTGAATGGCACTTGACGCACAGCGGCTTTATCGCATTGACCGGCTCGCACTGGTCTGTGATGCTGCCGGCGGGCCGGCCTGCTGATGACTTGCTCTTGCTCTTGCTCATTTCGAGATTCCTTTCCGTCGTTGGTTTTCCTGTAGCCTGAAGCCTGTAGCCTGAAGCCTGTCGTTAAAAGTACTTTGCCTTCTTCACCTTGCGGGGCTTGCTTCTCTTTGGCGAAATGACCCTGCCCAGCAGCTTTACCCCGAGCATGCTTCCGGCCGCCATGCAGCCGGTGAGGCAGTCGAGCCAGTGGTTGTCGCGGCCCGCCACCGGGGGGAGCCATTCGGTAAGCTTGCGGCCCCGGCCCTCGGTCGGCACGGGCGTCTCGCTGGTCAGATGCTCCGCTATGCACTTGTGCCGCTCCTGGCTGAGGCCCCACAGCGACAGGCACCCGGCCCCGCCGATGCCCACCGCCAGACGGGCATGTAAATAAGTCTTCCAGTAATTGGTGTCGATGAACGCCAGCGGCAGGCGGTGCTTGCCCTGTGCGAGCGTCACCTTCCACGACTCGCCAAGTTCCTCGCCCTTCTTGGCCCCTTCATCCAGCGGCCGCGTGGAGGCCTTGATGCCGATGCCGCGGGCGGGGTTGACCACGCCGGCGAATTTGGTCTGCCGGCAAAACTGCTCGATGACATCCTTCTGCCAGCCGCAGTCGATCAGGCACAGGCGGATTTGCATGGCGGCCCCGTCGTCGCGGCCCCATGTGCGGCCAAGCTTCTCTTGGGCGAGGGCCTTGAGCCCAGCGATCAGCGACGCCTCCTCGCCCTGGCCCTTGTTGACCGGCCTGGAATAGTCGTTCTTGCTCGGGTCGGCGTTGGGGCCCCAGAGCTGGCCCGTCTCGT